TCACGTATACCATTAAGAGAATCGAGAAAAGCAAAAGGGTGTTAAAAAAGACTTGCCCAAACCATTTCCCTTACCCACCAACTTGAAAAAAATTCTTGACAATTTTTGAGAATTGTTGTATAATTGCAACTATACTAATTAAAAAGGATAAGGAGTACTTATGGCTTACGGCTTTGAACTATATGATAATAACGAAAATCTAATACTAGACTCGTCTACTCCTGTAAAAACATTTAATGTATATGAACAAGGTCTGACAGTAACTTTACAGCCTAATAATCTTTCAGGAAATACTTATGATTATACCGTACCAGGCCTAACCTCTCAGGCCGACTTAGACGCTAACTATGTATTTATTCGAAGGGACGCAGGAGGTTTTAGTCTATTTGGAAGCAGTTCAAGCCATAGTATAACTTACCAGTCTACAAATACTGTAAGGTTTCAGTATACTGGAAATTGTACTACTCTGTTTGGGGCGATTCGTGCCTGTACTGCCTTCGACGCAAAAACCCAAATATTTGATGTTATCATCTTAGGAAAGGATCTTTCATAATGGCTTATGGTATAGAAGTATTTAATTCTACAGGTAAAACTGTATTTGACTCCGAGCACTATGTTGAGATTGCTGCTTTTACAGGTACAGTAAACTCTTCACACAGCTTGCCCACTACAAAATTTATGATACCTGATTGGTGTTTAGGGTATGACCAGGCGGTAACTCTCGCCTCTACTACTCATGCTATAATAACTTCCGGACAATCTTTTACGAGTGTGTACCAAATACGCATAAAATATCAAGATACGGGAGGCACCGGGCGTACAATCAACTCCGGAGCCGGAATAAATTATAACGGTGCTCATGTCGTACTCAGGTCGCAGACTCTCTATGGTGCTGTTATAAACGCTGACAATAGTGTAAACTTTGACAATGCGTATTATGTCTACACTATGTCAAAAGACATGACAGCTATTCGAGGCTCAACTACTGCTAGAGTAATTACTCCGATTGAAGTAACGACAGTCAGACCTACTATTTATGCTCGACCCACCTCTAGTTCTTATAGCGGACAATTTGCTGGTGGAGAGATATTTACACTAACCAACCCAGCAGACTCTCAGTTTGATAGCGGCGACATAGCAAATGCCTATATTCTTATGTCGACTTCTGGATCAACTCCTGTTCAATTTGAAATCATGGTAACACTTCCTGCCTATGGTTGGGGTGGTATAGCAGGAACTAAAGCACATACATCAGGAACGGGGGGCTACGGAGTACAGGCTAAAACACACCCTAATAAAAAACACACGCCTTCAGGCTCTAATGTTGCCTTCATAACTTATGACAGTAGAGGTAGGCCTGCAAAAGGGTTACTAAGTGCGACAAAAGCGGTGCCTGCAGGGTCTGCAAATAACTACTCAGTTATAAGTGCTTCACTGGGCAGTCTCTCCACCTCAAGTACTAAGAGATGGTGTAGAATGGACGGAACAAGTTTAGCAAGAGTGGATACTAGAAATTATCCAAACTATCAGTACTGGGGTTGGAGATACAATTGGGTAAGCAATAACAATATAAGTTTAAAGTTTACAAATGCAGCAGCAGGATCAGGGTCAGTATTTATTTTTGATACTTTAAGCAGTGATCTCTTTTTAGCTGTAGCCGATTTTGGCTTAGGATTATAGGAATAATAAAATGTATAAAATTAAAGTAAATGAACACGGAGTGATCCTACAACAATATGGAAGTGGAGAAGCCACCCCCGTACACGGAAGTACTGTAGAGGGGTTTCTTTGGCTAGAATCTGAGACTGTTCATGATTGCAACGCCGAGTACTGGAACGGATCTGCTTGGGCAGCTACAGGTTCTCAACCTGAGATTTGGTATGTTTGGGAAAGCGGAGGCTGGGTAGAAAGTGCACACAATAAAGCAGTTATACAAGGACAGGAAAGTATAAAGGTAAGAAACTATAGAAATCTACTACTAAACGAGTCTGATTGGACACAGTTAGGCGATGCGCCTATCACCTCAGACAAAAAAGTGGAGTGGGCAACCCATAGACAAGTTCTTAGAGACTATCCCGCCACAAACAACCCTCCTACCACGAACTGGACTACTTTAACATGGCCTACCAAACCTTCTTAGTGAAAAATTACGGCAGATACATAAGTCGAAAGTACGGGTACCGAGAAGAGAGACTTGGTCGCAATCTTGACATCCTAGTTTAAAAAAGTTCTTGACATTGCATAAGACCTTTGGTATAATGGAAGAATAATCAAGACCGAACTAACTTATATCAATAGGCTTTATATGAACAAATTATTACTTATTTTACCCCTTGTATTGTCTGGTGCTTTATATGCTCAGGATGATGATACTACAAATACCGATACAATTGTCACAGACTCTACAACTACAAGTGACATTAATAGTACAAGTACTACTACGTTAAAATCCCCACCGCCGTCGGCAATTACACCGACGATGAATATTTCTAATTCAGACCTTTGTACAGTAGGAGTTGCGGGTGCAGTGCAGACCCAGATCCTAGGCATCTCGATGGGAACTACTCACAGGGATATGAATTGTGAGAAATTAAAGAATGCGAAGACATTGTACGACATGGGAATGAAAGTAGCAGCGGTTTCGGTAATGTGTCAAGATAAACGTGTATTTGATGCAATGATGCAGGCAGGTACGCCATGCCCTTATGATGGTATGATAGGAGCAGAGGCAAAAGCAGGTTGGCAAACTCATATAGAAGAAGAACCTCTAGAGGAGAAAGAAGAAGATGCAATGGACGAAACTACCAAACAAACGCTCTTTAGTGTTGGCGGTATCCTTGGTTTGCTTGGCGCCCTCCTCATACTCTGAAGAAGTATACGGACAGGCACGTACTACAGCCTATGACTGGGTAATGCAGAATGTCTTACCTCAGCAGCTTGGCCTTACTGTTGGTACTGTAGTTTATCGTTACGAAGCAGTAAAAAATGTAGAAGACGACATGGTTGTTTACGTTCAGAATGAGAACGCTACAGGAGATGGATACATCTTTCGTGAGAAGGATGACTGGTCAGGATTACCTGGCAACAAGATTTACAAAGTAATTGGTGTAGGAGATATACCAATTGAAGCATGGGGTGATGGCTCCATACAGATTGAAGGTAACGGACAAGTAGTAGACCCTTCCGTGGTTTATAGTTATAGATACGATCCTTGTTTTGACCCACAATCAGACCCTTCATGCCCTGGATACAGAATACCTTACGATGCCTCTCTTTTTCCTCCTGTAGATTTTAAAGATCCATTACAGGATGCGTTAATTCTAGCAGAAATGGAAAGAAAAGCAGAGGTTGAGCAAGAAGAAGAATACGAACGTAAGCAGCGAAACAATAAAATAAAAGTAAATTTAGAGAAGATGCTTGGAGGACTCAATGAATCCGCAATGGATGCTCAAGCTTCCGTGACAGAGCAAGCACTTTTCGCAATGAACTACATACCCCGTAGTTATACTGGGTCGCTAAACGGCGGAGTATATATGGATACCGTAGTACTGGTAGATGGAATATTACCAGACAATAAGAAGGCAAAGAGAGTTGGGCTGGCTCAACAGTTGCTTCATGAAGAAATGGTAGAGGCCCAATACTAATACTACCGCAGAGGCTTTATGCCCTTTAAATGGAACCCTTATGAGAACCAACAAGTCCTTAATACTATTAGCCGCGCTGCCTATGATGGCGCTTGCAAATGTACCTATTTTAGGTACAGTAGAAAGTAAATGTGTCATTCAAACAGACACTTCCGGTGTTTATGGTAACCCAAGCCCAAGCAAGCTAAGTACTGATGCAACTTCTGGCGGAGTAAAGCCTATTGTTCGTTATGATATTTTAGTTGCAGACCACTATAAAGCAGTAGTTTCCTATCCTCTCTCTTTCTCCTCTAGCCCTGAACTAGAAGACGTTGTAAATTGGACAGGAGCAGTTGCTGTAGGCCAAACCTCAGATGCGGCTATGTCAGCATTTGAAACTAGCAAAGTATCCTACAATAATACTGTTGAATTTGATTTAAGTCTCACAGGAAGTGTATGGTTTGATGTAGACTCAGAAGCAGAGTACGGTTATGATAAATCCTTTCCTGCAGGAGACTACACAGCAATGGTACTGGCAGAATGCATCGCTCAGTAACTATTTTTACATTACTTTTTCTTTTAGGAGGGCACACTAGTGCCCACCAGTTTACTCCTACATATCCAGAGTTAAAACCTGCTTATATTAAAGGGGTCGATGTTGTAGAGATGAGTATTTTTAATAGTCGTGAAGAAATTAGTTGGTACTCGATTAATGTGTTTGATGAAGACTGGAATACACTACCATTCGCCAGCACAGACAAACTTATTAATCTACCGTACTTAGACAGAAAACTTATAGAAGTTTATACAAAAAGATCAGACAGGAGTAAAGTAGTTTATGTTTGCTCAAAGTCAAAAACACTTAAAAGCTTAAAAAACCCATATATAATAACCTCGAGAATTTGTTCTAAAATAAAAAAGTGAGATGAATGAAGCAACTAATACTAACAGCGTTACTTTTACTGAGTAATCTAGTCTTCGCAGAGTCAAACTCCTTAAATCTAAATTTGCCTAGTTCTCCTCAGAGCTACGCCTCAGATAGGATTAGGGCAGGACAGCTAGATTGTCAAAATGCAATTGGTTCTGCAACTAATGTGGAATTCGGTGTAGTGGGCTTTATTGATAATCAATATCAAAGTCCTTATGATAATATGCCCTATGATTCCTCTATGCCCTCTGTAAAGAATACTGATATAGGCGTATACGCAAAAATAACTATACCAATTGGTGGACCTAAAGAGCGTATAAACTGTAATACCCTTTACCAGTTAGAGCTTGAAAAGAAACGCATGGAAGTAATGAAATTAAAACAAGAGATTGCTAATCTCAAGAACATACAGTTTGCAAAGGAATAATAATGGCAGAGTTTGAGATTGGAGGTATGACGTTTAAAGGCGGTAAGATGATGATCATGCTTACAGCACTATCTACACTTGGCGGGGGTGCTTGGGCAGCTTTTGAGTTTTATGCGGACTATACTGATATGAAGCAAGTAGTTCAGAACATTGATACAGATGAAATAGAATCACGAAACAAAATTATCGAACAGAAACTTGATGATGCAATATCCTATACTAGAGATATTAAATCAGGGCTACGAGATGATATTATTTCTATTGAGAAACAAGCAGATCGTGTAGAAGACAAAGTACGCGAATCCGAAGAAAAAGTACGTTTAATGATTGATAATGCTAATGACCGATTTGAAACAAAGCGAGACTCATTAAAATCTGACACGGATAGAGATATGAAAGACCTAGAAACACGACTAACGGAAAAACTACAAAGAGCACTAGACAATCCGTTAGCAGACTAACCTGAGAAAAATATCTCTTGACAACCAACCTCTATTTGAGTATAATTTGAACCATGGCAAAAGAATTAACTACAATTAGTCCAGAAGGACTCGAAATAGCGAATAGTTATTTACAATACGGCAACATACGCGGTGTATGTGAATACCTTCAGGTATCGGAACAACAAGTAGTAGATGTACTAAATAAACGTGAAGTAAAGAAGTACATTGACACTGTGTACTTAGACTTAGGCTACCGTAATAAGAATAACATAGGTGCCTTGTTAGACGAGATGATCGCGTCCAAACTAGAAGAAGCCCAGGAATCTGGCGTCTACTCTAGTAAAGACCTAGCAGATCTATTACAGATGGCTCATAAAATGCGTATTGACGAGATTAAGGCACAAGCCGACCTCGCTAAAGCAGAAGGAAGCAGTATCAAAAACCAGACCAATGTACAGATTAATGAAGCTGTTCCCTTTGGGCAAGGTAATTATGGTAAGCTTATGGATAAATTATTGAATGGAACAGAGTAACGCTGATGTCAATTGGAACGCAGAAACTACGGAACGATTTCATGATTCTGCTCGGCAGATTGATTTTGTTGCAAATGGGTTGGCCGTTCACGAAGCCCAGTGCGAAGAAAGGTGGAAGACTACTTTCACTCGTCTAGCAGGTATAGACAGCACTTTACAAAAGATTGATGCTAGAATGCTTCAAATGGGCGGAACCATAATTTTGTTTCTGGCGGGTGTAATAGTAACCCTAGTAACTATGCTCTAGTGTTGGCGGAGATAGCTGTAGCAAATGCAGCTTTTTCTGTAATTAAACAAGCTCTTACCAATGGTAAAGAGTTATTTGATGTAGCAGACTCTGCAACCTCTTACTTTGATAGTAAATCAGTAATAGCCAAAAAAGCAAAACAAGGTGGTAACCGTAACGAGCTTCAAGCTTTTATGGAACTACAAAAGCTGAAGAAACAAGAAGAATGGCTTAGAGAACATATGATTTATGCAGGCGATCCTGGTATGTGGAATGCTTGGCTACAGTTTCAGTCTGACGCAAAGAAACTTCGAGAAAAAGAAGCTGCGTTGGCGCGTTATGAAAAACAACAAAATAAAAAATTTATACTAATGTGGGCAAAAGGGTTAGGTATTTCAATCCTATTTATACCCCTTTTAATTTTTATGATAATGGCCTTGATAGGCTAAGCTAGGAGATTATTATGAATAAGAAGAAACCAAAAAGAAAACTTCCTAAACGTGGACAGAGAACTGCTACGAATAGACGAAGAAGGGCAAAGAAATGATTGAAATATTTGAGAAACGAGGAAGATGGTGCTATAGAACTGAAGAAGGTAACCTGCTAAAGTTTGGTACTAAGGAAGAGGCTATGTATGATGCATTAGGAACTTCTCCTAGCTCCCCCCAAATCTGCGACTGTCCAGATTGTGATTGTGACCCTTGCGAGTGTGTTAAAGAGGAACTTGACTATGGCGAAGAAGACGAAGACGAAGACGAAGACGAAGAGTAAGCGTAGAGGATTATACGCAAATATGAATGCTAGAAAGAGAGCAAAAAAGAAATAACTTATTAACCAGGGTGTGATGGGGCACCTTACCACCAGCACTCTACGGTTTTTAGGGTAAGAAAAGAACGGAGAAACAGATGAAATATTTAGTTATAGTATCTGCACTACTACTTGGAGCCTGTGGCACCATGAACGCTGCTATTGACGGCACTCAGGGTATCATTAACGGAACTCTCGGAGGAGTAGGAACAGCAGTAGCGGATATAGCTACCGCAGCTGGAGCAGATGTCTCAGGCGCAATTAGCAAAAGTAAGGAGTAAACTTTATGCCAGCAAAGCGAAAAACAAAGAAAAAAGACTCAAGGTTAAAACGGGCAGGCGTTAGCGGTTATAATAAACCCAAACGTACTCCAGGGCATGCTAAGAAGTCTCATATTGTAGTAGCTAGAACTGGCGGTAAAGTAAAAACAATTCGTTTCGGTCAGCAGGGAGCTAGTACGGCAGGGAAGCCGAAGGCCGGTGAATCAGCAGCAATGAAAGCAAAACGTAAGTCTTTTAAAGCGAGACACGCAAAGAATATAGCTAGAGGGCCTATGTCCGCAGCATATTGGGCAAATAAAGTAAAATGGTAGATAAAGAATTTCATCCGGCAGACACAAACGGCGACGGGAAAGTCTCTGAAGCAGAGCAGTCTATGTATCTTGAAGCAAAACGCAAAGAACTAGAAGATGCAGATGCAATGCGAGATGCCCAACGCAACATGGCATGGTTCGCACTTGCAGGAATGTTACTATACCCCTTTGCAGTAGTACTAGCTAGTCTCGCAGGTTTAGATGAGGCCCAGAAAACACTAGGCTCTATGGCACCTACTTACTTTGTATCGGTAGCCGCAATTGTAGCGGCATTTTATGCCAAAGAAGCAGTAGGAGGTAAAAAATGATGGTAGAATCTTTAGAAATTATACTATATATAGCAGAAACGTTTTGGCAGTGGACAGTACTAATAATACTAGTACTATGCGGCTGGATTGTAAATAAATTTGATAGTAAAGAACTAGAAAGTTTAGTAGATTTTAAGTATGCACGTATGCCTGTAATGTCTCCCATTCCTATTGCAACAAAGGATAAAGGATTTTTCAAAGGTATTTTAATGTGGTTACTCGGTTCACGAAAGTGGAAAATTATGGAAGATTTTGACTTTATGCTAAGAGGCATAAAGTATACAATACCTGCCGGCTTTGAGTTTGATGGAGCATCGGTACCAAAGTTCCTTGCAACTTTCCTGTCTCCTGTCGGAGTACTCTTAATGGGCGGCTTAGTACATGATTATGGTTACAAGTTTGCTACTCTTCAAAGGAGAGATGGAACTAATATAGGATACCGTGATCAAAAATATATGGACGAACTTTTCCGTGATATCTGTATCGAAGTAAACGGTTTTAAAGTACTTAACTACCTAGCTTATTGGTCACTGCGTGTAGCGGGGTTTGTAGCTTGGAACGGACATAAAAAGAGAGGATCTCATGTTGAATAAAATAAAAGAAAAGAAAGACTCCCTTATTCTTATGGGAGTCTGTGGAGTAGTTATTTTATTTGGTGGCGTAGCACACTTAGTGGCCTGGGCGGGTTTCGCTTGGGGAATGTGGCAAATTGTACAAAAAGAAGATTAATATATGGCAGTAGAAATAAGTAGAAGAGATATTATCTCTGATGAAATAGTTGAAATAGGATCTGAGACAAGATTCCTTAAACTTCCAATAGCTCCTTATATGGAGTTATTGAATGTCACTCCGTTACCTTCGCAGATAGCAATTATCAATGCGATTAATAACCCAAAGTATCGTTTTGTGTCTGCTGCTGTTTCTCGGCGGCAGGGCAAGACATATATAGCCAACATCATTGGACAACTCGTGTCTTTGGTACCTGGCTCTAACATCCTTATTATGTCTCCTAATTATGCCTTGTCTCAGATTTCTTTTGATCTTCAAAGGAATCTTATTAAGCATTTTGACTTAGAAGTTACAAAAGATAACGCCAAGGACAAAGTTATTGAAATCTCTAATGGATCTACTGTAAGAATGGGCTCTGTTAATCAGGTCGATTCTTGTGTAGGTAGATCTTATGACCTTATCATCTTTGATGAGGCCGCACTCGCTGACGGCAAGGATGCCTTCAACGTTGCCCTTCGACCTACCCTAGACAAGCCTAATTCTAAAGCTATCTTTATCTCCACGCCACGGGGTCGCAACAACTGGTTCTCGGAGTTCTTCTATAGAGGATTCTCAGATGATTTTCCAGAGTGGGCATCCATAAGAGCAACTTACCGTGATAACCCTCGTATGTCTGAGTCAGATATTTCAGAAGCACGTAAGTCTATGTCTGAAGCGGAATTTAAACAAGAGTATGAAGCTGACTTTAATACTTATGAAGGACAGATTTGGAAGTTCGATTTTGAGAGCCAAGTCAAAGACTTGTCTCAGTTTGATACTAGTAAGATGGACGTGTTCGCGGGGTTGGACGTAGGTTTCAAAGATCCTACTGCACTGTGTGTAATTGCCTATGATTGGGACGAAGATAAATTCTATTTACTAGATGAATATTTTAATAACGAACGTACTACAGAGCAACATGCGATAGAAATACAAAAACTTATAGAAAGATGGGATATTGACTATATATACATTGACTCTGCAGCACAGCAGACTCGTTTTGATCTAGCGCAGAATTATGATATATCTACTATCAATGCAAAAAAATCAGTGCTAGACGGTATAGGGCATGTTTCCGCAGTTGTTGATAACAATAAATTATTTGTTGATCAACAATGTAAGCAATCCCTTATATGCCTAGACTCTTATCAGTGGGATCCTAACCCTAATCTTGCAAGAGAAAAACCAAGGCACAATATGGCTTCGCATATGGCAGATGCTCTTCGTTATGGATTATATTCATTTCAAACTGCAAATATATCCTTCTAGCGACACCTAGTTAAAAATAGTGGTTGACAATATACCTTAAACTAGATATAATTCTTCTAATGAAAAATCAGGAACCCAAAAGAAATGCCTAAGTTAAAACGTGACTATGTAAAGTATGTACGCGACAAGGCAAAGTCTAAGTATGCGAAAGGTTCCTCTTGCGAGATTTGTGGTGAGTCTGAGCAGTTAGACTTTCACCACTTTTATAGTTTAACGCCACTACTAAATCAATGGTTACTAAAGAACAAACATAACCCTGAGTACATACAGTCGCTTCGGGATGATTTTATAGAAGAGCACCATGCTGAGCTTTATAACGATACAGCAACATTGTGTCATACTCATCATTTAAAACTTCACTCAATTTATGGTAAAGATCCTGCGCTAGGGACTGCAAAGAAACAGATGCGCTGGGTAGAGATTCAAAGAGAAAAACATGGCTTGGTATAACAATATCTTAGGAAGAACCGAAAAGCTAAACCCAGCTCAGTTTCATGACGTTGGCAATAAGGAAGGCTCCCGTGAAGACACTCTAAGCTATGAAAGAGCTTATGAGCAGCTAGAAATTGTTAATCGCGGTGTAAATATGATTGTAGATGATGTTGCAGAGATTCCTACTATTGTCAAACCTCATACTAATACTAAAGGCGTGATTAAAGGTATAAAGCGTAGTAAGGTAGAGACACTTTTAAATCGTGAACCTAATCCTTATCAAGATATTAACACCTTCCGCAGAAACCTTGTTACAGACTTTATTATTGACGGTAACATCTTTATCTACTACGATGGTGCTCATATGTACCATCTTCCTGCAAGCAATGTTATTGTTCACGCAGATGAAAAAACGTATGTCAGCCACTATAGCCTAGTAGACGTAGACTTTACTGTTGACGAGATTATACATATTAAAGATAACTCTTTCCACTCTATCTATCGAGGAGTTCCGCGCCTTAGTCCTGCAGCACGCACAATGAATCTTATTTCTTCTATGCGTAAATTTCAGGATAACTTCTTTAAGAACGGTGCTGTTCCCGGCCTTGTACTCAAATCGCCAAACACACTTTCTGACAAAATTAAAGACCGTATGATCTTAGCTTGGCAACAACGCTATAGACCTGATGCAGGTGGTCGACGTCCTTTAATCTTAGACGGTGGTATTGAAGTAGACTCTATTTCAAACGTAAGTTTTAAAGATTTGGATTTCCAAAGTGCAATCTTAGAAAATGAAAAGGTTATTTTAAAGGCACTCGGGATCCCTCCAATCCTTTTGGATTCTGGTAATAATGCTAACATTCGCCCAAATTTACGATTATATTATTTGGAGACTATACTTCCTATCGTTCGAAAAATTAATTTTGCAATGACTCGATTTTATGGTTTCCACTGTGTTGAAGACATTACCGATATTCCAGCTCTCGCGCCTGAGCTACGAGATGCATCAGCATATTACACTTCTCTAGTAAATGGCGGAATTATTACTGCTGCTGAAGCTCGTGAGCGTTTAGGCTTTCCAGAGATCGAAGGAACACAAGAAATTAGAATACCTGCAAATATAGCAGGATCTGCAGCTAACCCCGACGAGGGTGGCAGACCAGTTGAGGAGACTGAAGATGAGTAATAAAGTAAAAAGATTAAAAGCAGTCAAGCTGGTAGCAGCTTTTTATGCTCAAGAAAAGAAAGTACACACCGAATCTGAGTATGTTAGCCTAGGCAATAGACAGCCTGTAACAGGATCTACTATTAAGTACATATTTGGTGGGTATGCTGGTTTAATGACTATGATTAAACAAAGCGCATTTTGGGGCAACCTTGAGCAATATAGTAAGGTAACTCCTACGAAAAAGCCTGAAGCTGAAAAGCCGACGGTTCAAGCACCAAAGCCTGCACCTAAGGCAGCGGTCAAGCCTGCACCCAAGGTTGCAGTTAAAGTGGAGAAAGAAGATGAATAAAATCTTTAATCTTACGTCTACTTTTAAAGCCCACGAAGGGGATGATGGCAGTGTCATGATCCGTGGAATGGCAAGTACAGCTGACTTCGATCGCGCGGGTGATACTATTTCAGCAGAAGCTTGGCAGAAAGGTGGATTACAGAATTTTGAAAAAAATCCAATTATTCTATTTAATCATGACTATGATAGACCAATTGGTAGAGCCACAGGTATGAAAGCAGGACCTAATGGCCTAGAGTTAGAATGTAAGATCAGTAAAAATGCCCCAGGCAATGTTGCTGAACTTGTTAAAGACGGTGTTCTTGGAGCCTTTTCTGTCGGTTTCAGAGTCAAGGACGCTGACTATATAAAAGAAACCGATGGACTAATGATTAAGGACGCTGAGTTATTTGAGGTATCTGTTGTATCGGTACCGTGTAATCAAGCAGCTACTTTTTCGCTCGCGAAGTCTTTTGATTCCACTGAGGAATACGAAGAATTCAAAAAAACTTTCACTAATCGTGTAGATCTAGCCGGTCAGTCTCTGGCTAAGGACGAAGATACTTCTTCAAATATAGCTAGTGACCACACACCGAAAAGCGCGGAACTTATTTCCGCAGATCAGGAGATCAAAATGGACAATCAAAACATCGACTTGGAAGCTTTTGCAAAGAAGGTAGCTGAAGATACAGCTGCTAAAATCGCAATGAAGCAAGCCGAGCAAAAAGCAGCTGAGAAAGCCGAAGCTGAAACACAAGCTTCTTTTATCGAAGCACAAAACATCAAGGTTAAGACTGGTATTCAGTCTGGCGTTGAAGCTCTTATGGCTGACATGGAAACCAAAATGGCTGCTAAAGACGCAGACATCGCTGGTATTCTAGCACAGCATAAAGCTGACCTCGACGAGAAGTCTGTCGAAATCGAAGCTATGCAAAATAGCAAGAAAAGCTTCAGCAACCGCGGCGGCGATCTAACTAAGTTTGGCAAGGAATTTCTCCATGCTTCTGTACTTGGTAAAATCACTGGTAAAGGCTGGAACACTAACTTCGCACAGGATCTGGCTCAAAAAGCTGGTGTTCAGTTCGACACTAACGCTGGTACTTTAGATACTATCGTTTCAACTACTTTTGAAGAAGAAGTTCGTCTTAACCAACGTGTAGCTCAGTTGTTTAAAGAAATGAATGTTAATTCTGGCGCAACTGTACTTCCTTTGATGGATGACACTAACCTTGCAACCTTCTCTGCCGGTGGCATTGGCGACGGTATCTTAGAAAACCGTACCCAAGTAGCTGCTAACGAGTTTGAATTGCGTGAAGTAACTGCACTCGCTAAGCGTCTTATCTCTGGTACCTATATCGGTGCTGATACTGACGAGCAAGTTGTTGTAACTATCTTGCCAATGATCTTGTCTGCTCTAGCTCGTGCTCACGCTCGTG